GCGGTGTCCACATCAAATAGCTCAGGCAATATGTGTTTGAATATGTTTTTCATTTGAATAGTTTTTTAAATTTATCTATGCTGTTGCTCAACGGCGCATAGACATTTTCAATGAATGTGATGTGTTTGCTCAGTCTTGCGTCTAAAGCATCTATCTTTTGATTAATCTGTTGCATTTCTTTTAGAAATAGTTTCTTGTTGTCAGCCATTGCTTTTTTGATTATTTCTAGCTCACTCACAGTTTTTCTCCTTTGGCAAATCCTCTGAACTTCATAAATCTAGGAAATCTCAACGAATATTCATTCACAGCATCTTGATTCTGTGTGATAGCATCGGCTCTCACTTCAATCACTTGCCCAATCAAGGATTTACTATCCTTCCAAAACTCATCTCTTTCTTCATCAGTCAATCCTGACCCCACATTGGTTTTAATAAATTTGCCATCGTCAGTGCCTTCCACAATAAAGGCTCCCAGTTTGCCCACGTTCCTTCCTGTGCCTTCTTCCACAGATTTCACAGTCAAGCTCACTTCAATAAATGGTTTCAGTTTCAACCAAGCATGGCTTCTTTTGCATTCATACGGAGCATCCATATCTTTAATCATGATGCCTTCATATCCACCTGCTACTGCCCTCTTATTCACGTCTGTGTAGGTCTTTTGTCCTTCCACAGTGTCTAGGTCCACAATTTCATGTGCCAGCACTGTGACGGCGTTTAAATTGGTTTTATGCTGGTCGTACCAAGCCTTGACCATGGCAGTTCTGTCCGACTGCTTCTTATCCCAATAGCCTTCCATAAAATTAGACAATGGTAAAAAATCAAACAAGTGCAACACAGCATCCAATGCTCCTGCGGATTCTTTGCGATGTACTTGCTTCATTAAATCTTGAAAATTTTCACTCATTACTTCACCATCCAAAACCACGGCATAAGGTGGTGGGCTTTTTTTAACCACTTGCGATATCTGTTCTGCGATGTGTCCAAAGTTGGTAAATTCTTTGCCATTGCGGCTGAACATGTCCACTTTGCCATCTGGATACACAATAGTGATCACTCTTACTCCATCTAATTTTACTTCCAACATTTTTTTGCCTATCAGTTTCTTTTCATGATTGGCACTGTCATGTGCCAATTGGCAAGTGAACACTGGCACTTCATATTGTTTAAATTTGTTCTTGGTGGCCACACTGTTGACTGTTTTTTCGCTGACTCCACATCTTAAGTCTTTGATCAGTATTCTACGATAGAAACCATTCCACTGTTCTGCTGTTGCAGTGCTCATCAAAAGGTTAATGGCATCACGTGCGGCATGTCCTGTGAGTTCTCTACGATGCAGTTGCTCTGCCAACTGTTTAAATATCTTCCATTCACAGCCTTGACCTTTGATCACTGTGTCTTTTTCGGGTACCTGTTTCACCCCAAATGTGTAAAGTTTGTCCAAACACATACGCACACCTTCAAAGAATTCATCTAGGCCTTCTTTCATAGCCAGCAACAGAATGGCTTCTTTGGCCAATCTGCTGTTGTCTGCTTCTAGTTTAGCAATTACTTCTTGTGGTTGTGTTCTCATGGATACTATCTAGGTTTTAATATGGTATGAAAGGCTGTTTCTTGCCAAGTGTTTGGAAACGCCTTAGCCAAGTCTGCCACCTTCAACACAGTTCTAAGACTGATCTCTCTCAGTCTACGTTGATGTTCCACCACAAACTCCACTATCTGATTCTCAGTTTCAGGAGTCAATTCATATTCATTCAACATGCCATCTGTGACAATCTGTCTAATTCTTAATATCTTTTCTCTAATGGTATCAATTGTGAGATCAATATAGTGACTTCTAGACTCCAGTGCTTCCAAATGATCTCTTAGTTTTTTACTCTTCACATTGTCAAATTTGATGTTTGTGATGAATATAGCCGAACCTTTGAATTCAAAACTGCTGGGCACACCTTCTTCTCTCAATCTGTATGCTTCAGTGTTCCAACAAATTCTTCTAGTTCTTTTGGAATCCAAAGCTGCCTTCAATATGTTCAAAGATAAGTCCTCTAATAATATACTGTCGCAGTCATCAAACACCAACACATTGTCCTTCTCTTTAAAATGATACAGTTTGCAATACAAGCCCAATGCACTCATAGCACCTTTGACCACTTCATACTTGGGTTTGCTGTCTCCCAATGTGGCTAGGATGTCATGTTTTTGTAACACAGCCTCTACGCCAAAGGATTTACCCACGCCTGGAGGTCCTGACACAATCATTGCTCTCACATCACCTCTTTTGCAGGCTTTAGTCATGTCTGTTAATATGTCGAATCTTTTTCTTAATCTTTCTACCACTTCTGTATCGCTCTCTTCTTTAGGAGCTTCTGGTGCTTTGTCTCTCAATTGAGATTCCGATTCCACAGATACTCTGATCTCTTTGTCTGTGGCACCTGGAAATTCTTTGATGTCTTCCACTTTGACTGTGACGAAGCCACCTGGTTTGTGCGGATATGGATGATATGGTTTGACCATTTCGAATACTTGATTTTCTATCTTCTTACTTCTATAACTGCCTTCTAGCACGTATATTTGTTTTTTCATATGTTTGCCTATGGTTGTTTGCCTAAGTTGTATTTTGCCTAATGTATATATATAATAACTTCTTTGAACTCAAAAGTCAAATTATATTACTTGTGTTTCACCTTTAAAAAGTCAATAAAATCAATGACTTACAAAGGATTTGCACAAACGAAAAAGGGCGGCTACTAGAACCACCCTTTTCCTAACTAACAGAAGTAGAAATTATTCTACGTTGATCAAGCCTCTTGCGATTGCTTGATAGCCAGCACCAATAACTTTTCTTGGGGCTTTGCCAGTTCTGTAAACTTTTGCGCCAGTTCTCTTATTTGTGTTTAAGAACACTGGGAAGCCTTTGAATCTTAGGCTTTGAATTACTGCACCTGGGTTAGCGGCACCAAATCTATTTTTGATGGCTGCTGCTGTAAGAGCTTCGCCAGCTTCTAAAGCGGCTTCTACTCTATCTTGTATACTAGTTGATCTTCTCATTGAGACGACTCCTTCTTTTCTTGTTGTTGTATTATCAGAAGCAAAGCTTCTAAATAATCTTGTTAATATATTACTAGAATTTTTGATTCTAGTCAATCGTTTTTTCATTTTTGTTCTCCGTTTTAGTCTTTTTTGGATAGAATTTTATCTATCAATCCATACTCAAGCGACTCTTGCGCATTCATAAATTTGTCTCGCTCCATGTCAGCACTCAATTGATCAAAGGTTTTGCCTTTGGAGTTGTGTGTGACGTAGATCTGAGTGAGTTCCTTTTTCAGTTTAAGGATCTCTTGAGCATGAATCTGTATGTCTGTGGCTTGACCTTGAGTACCACCTGATGGTTGATGTATCATGTGTCTAGCATGTTTCAACATGTATCTGTGTCCTGGTGCACCTGATTGTGCTAATAGACTGCCCATAGAGCAAGCCTGACCTATCACATAGGTATACACAGGTGATTTGATATATTGCATGGTGTCATAGATGCCCAAACCTGCTGTGACCAATCCTCCAGGAGAATTGATGTAGAAGTGTATGGGTTTGACTGTTTCGCTTTCTAAAAATAAAAGTTGACTCACTATAAGACTGGCACTGATTGGATTTACATCTGTGTCCAACATCACTAACCTATCTTTGAGCAGTCGACTGTATATGTCGTAGGATCGTTCGCCTCTGGCTTCTTGTTCTATAACTATGGGCACCAATGATGGCATATTATTTGGGTCCTTTCGAAGTAAATTCTAGATTGGCCATGTTGCCCACATATTGATTGTGCTTGGCATCATACCGCATAGTGAGTCTAATGGATCGTTCCACAGACACATTTAAAAATTGTTTAGGTTTAAATTCTAACACTTCTGCTAGCACTGTTTTATCAGTGTCAGAACAATACACAGAAACTTTGTCCAAAGAATTTGTTTGATTCATACTTGTATTATACTATCTTAGTCGTCAATTGTAAAGCGAAATTTTTCAAAACAAATGTAATAAATTATATCAAAAATTATAAAATTATTAAAATACCCCCAAGAATCCAAATCTCTATCTAAAAAAAACACAGGCATTATCACAGTGATCAACATCAGCATGATGCCATAATGTATCACAAGATGTTGTGGCAACTTGTAAGTCAACCATTTCATCTTTTATCTCAGCTGATCTCTGAGTTTCTTAGCTCGTCTCCAGTTGGCAATGTTCTTCTTGCGCTCTTCACGTTTTCGCTCACTGGGCTTGGAATAAAATTCTTTTTCCTTGAGCAGTTGGAAAAAACCATCACGTTTCTGTTTCTTCTTGAGAATACGCATTGCCTTTTCCACGTTATTGTTTCTTACTTCAACTTTCATTCGATGTTTTCTAGTTTGTGTTAAATATACTAAAATATAGCACTATTTGGTGCCTAAGTCAACCTAGAGATAAGTATTGTATGTCCAAAAAGAGTTTAAGACAGATCAGAAGAATAGAAGCCAAAGCGGACAAGGAAATGTCTTATAAATCGTGGACAAAAAGCAAATCTTTTGCGAAGAACGCATCAGAGTCAGAAGTTTTACCAAAAGATGAAATAATCACCCTAGAACACCTGACTAATCCAAATCTTGATAAATAAGGTTTATTATCTACTTAGATTTAATCCAAATTTTTTGAAACGATTCTTCCAAGCATAGAAGCTGTCATTGTGATTGGCTGTGGGATCTTTGGTCACTGTCATTTGATACAAGTGTACCATTTCGTGAGCCAGTGTTTCGATATAATCTCTCCAAGTGTTAAACCTGTGATGCATTTCTATTAGATAATGCATGGTGGGATTGTGATAGGGTATTTTTTTTTGATCCCATTCGCCTCTGCGTCCTGCAATCCTGCTGTCCCAGTGGGCCACACATTGTCCCATCACTTGTTTCTTTTGGCTCACCGTGATGCGTGGTCTTTTCAATTTGGAATCAAAAATTTCTTTGTTAATGATTCCAAACCAGTATTTGGTTTGATTCAGTGTGGGTTGAAAATTCTTTATATGACTGTGACGTTGACAGGCACGTTTGATCCTATTGACATGAGCAAATGCACTGGATTTTTTCATAGTAGCACACCAAATGTTTCATCACTATTTAAGTATTCCCCATAGGCAAAGCAACATCAACATCAGCATTATTGTTAAAACTGAATAAAAAAACTTGTTTAAACTGGGAGTTTTATTCTGTATTTTAGACATATTGTTCCTGTGTCCAAGATTCTTTGCTGAGATCACAGTGTTCTGCCCATCTAATGAATATGCCCAACTCTTTGCCATGAGCTTCTATTTCCCATGGTCGATCCCAATACTCCCATTGTTGTAGATTGATGTCCAGCCCTTTCCATTTGACCACTTCAGACCTATCTGTGTCTTGCATTTCTCCAGTGGCATATTGTTTGAGATGAATCATCTCGTGAGCAATGGATTCCATAATGCGTCTCATGGGCACTGTGCTGTCCACAGTGATGGTGAATTCTCTAGGTTTTTTAAGCCTGTCATCAAAGTCTATCTCAGCCAGCATGGCATCGTCTTTGTACAATGTTCTACTGAATTCCAAATCCACTGTCAATTTTTTAATTAGTTTTTTATCCATGAGTAGATCAGCAGCATATCTAATCATACTTTCTGCTAGATCTTTGAGTCTAGGCTTGCCGCCTGTGATGGATATAATCATTGTGTTATCAAATCGTAAGTGTTGGCAATTTCTTTGGCCAATGTTTGAATATCATTGATTAAAAATCTCAACTGCTCTTCGGACACTGTGCAAGGTGTTTCATTGATCAATCGGTTTAATTCCAGAGACTTTTCGTACATGGCTTGTACTTTTATAATCACAAGATTGTAAGTTGTCTGCATCATTATAATATAACAGGATTGCTCACACAAGTCAAACAGTGTAGGGCCAAAAAAAGCCACAGTTTATGCGACTTTTTGCTGTGGATTATTTTATTTTTGGAAATAGTGCGTCTGTGCAAAATAATTCCACATCTGCTTCGGCCAAACCTAAACTTTTCATCACTCTAGGCGTGTGTGGATTCTGTTGCTGATTGTGGCAATAATAGTTTTGTGCCTCAATGGTGTCTGCTTCTTTGGCAGTGTGAGCATATTGTCCTATGCTGTCAAAATAAACTCGTAAATTGTTCAGTGCAAGATTCACAATGGTCTGAGCTTCTTCATCAGTCTGCACATTACCTGCAGCAATCATGCTGCCTGAAAATATGTTCAAAGCCCATTCTGGTAACTTTCTTTTCTTAGTGGGCACAAACTCAGCCACTGCTTGATGATACCATTCTATCAATGGATGTTGTTCACCTCCTGAACTGCGTGAAAAGTCATGAAATGCGCCGGTCATCTTGTGCTCTCCTGCTATGACATCAAATCCATATATGGGACCGTTGTTGTGCAAATGCGGAAACACACACACATGCATCATCCATAAACCTTTGCTTTGTCTAGCATCCACCACGTCTATGTGACAGCGACGACAATGTTCTGTGTGCCATACTCTGTTGATCCAACCATTCTCTGGTTGATTGAATCTGCTCATGCCAGGCTCTTCAATTTCTCGACCCCTTATATCAAACTCTGCGATGATTTTGTCTTTGCTGTCTATAAGGATATTCCAAATGTTACTCATGTTAATATTCTTCTGGTAGGCCTTTGAGCTCTCTCACTCTGTCTTTCAATGTGTCTATTGTAGTATAGATGTGACCTGTGTCATGTTCTTGAATCTGTGTTTTAAAATATTCAATTTCATCTTCTAATACTTTTACCTTAATTAGATTGCCTGGAAAATCTTTAAATTTTTTCTTTTTAATCATTGATCATCTCTTTGAATAGAGAGGTGGCAAAATCAAAACATTTTCTTGCTTCATCTGCCATTGAATCATTGATCTTGGATCTAATAATTTCTTTGGCTTTGTCTCCATCTGCAAAATCAAACATTTTGCCTAATCCTGGCACTTTTTTACGTATCATTTGTCCACCAGACAAATCTCCCATGTGTCGCACATACACGTGAGCCATCAATGCCGTGGGATGGTCACTTATAGTTTTTAGATGTGCTAGATATTCTTTGGTGCTGTTTTTTATTTCTGGCACTGTGTCGTCCTGCCATAGTTCTTTAAAATCTTCATAAATCTTGGGAGCTCTTCTCACATCAGGCATGTCATTGAATAATCCATGTGCCATGGCCATTGCCTCCAACAGATCGTATGCATTGAATTGATTGAATAAGAACTCTGCGTAGAGTTTGGGATCTATGCTGCCTGAAAACATCACTTTTACAAACTTCTGACGCTCTGCATTTTTGTGATGCTCCCAAGTGAGATCTTTGAGGCTCATTGTTATTCCATTCTTACTTGTAGAGGAAATCCTCTGCTTCTGGATTCTTCTATGGCTTCTTTGGTTTTTTGCTCTGCCACTTCAAAACTGTATGCTCCCACCACACTGCTACCTTCTGTGTGAATTTTAAGTGTGATCTCCTTAGCTGATTCTTCTGAGTGTTTGAATATTTTTATTAATAACTCCACCACGAAGTCTACTGGTGTGATGTCATCATTCAGCATGATTACTTTGACTGGTTCTGGTTCCAACACTATCTGCTGAACTTTTTCGTCAATTATTATATCTGTTTTGGTTTTACTCATATATTTTATATTTATTAGAGCGTATTATGATTATA